ATAGACTATATGATAATATTACAGGAAAAACTTGGTCTGACAAAACTTATAATGCTGGTGACTTTATTAATAACAATGCAACAACAGTTGTATCTAATGAAGAACAACCAGAAAGACAAGCACTAAGCAAAGTAATAGACCCTAAGAAAAAAGGGTTAGATTCAGACTTTTAGGAATAAACAATGGCACAACAATTTTTTTACGACAGGCAGATTAGAAGATACATTCAACAGTTTATAAGACTGTTTAGTGGATTTAGTGTGCAAATGGGCAAAGACGAAAATGGACTAGCACAAATGCAATTAGTTCCTGTTCGTTATGGTGATATTAATCGTATGGCAGCACACATAACTAGAGAGAACAGTGAAAACATTGTTAACACCGTTCCTTTTATCAGTTGTTATGTAACTAATTTAGCAATGGCGCCGGAACTAAGAACATTACAATCTCATGTAGATAAGGTTCAAGTCATAGAAAAGAAATATGATGATACTACAGGTGAGTATTCAAACGAACCAGGTAATAGATATACCATTGAACGACATAACCCAGTTACTTATAAGTTATCAATGAACTGTGACATATGGACATCAAACACAGAACAAAAATTACAACTAATGGAACAAATACTTGTATTATTCAATCCAACACTTGATATTAAAACCTCAAGTAATCCATATGACTGGAGTTCATTGAGTTATGTAGAAATGGTAAACACTACATGGAGCACTAGAAGTATAGGTAGTAGCATAGATGATATTATTGATGTTGCATCAATAGGATTTGATATGCCTGTATTAATTAATCCACCTGCAAAGGTTAAACAACAAAAACTTATACACACAATTATTAATCAAATGTATAATTTAGATGACGCAGACTTAGATAGTTTTAGAGAAAATGAATCATTTGATAAATCTACACTAGAATATACTGTTGTTACATTTGAAAACAGAAAAATTAGATATGAGGATAATGAAGTAACATTACTTGCTCTTGATGGATCTAACTTAGATTCAAGTGATCAACAAATTACATGGGAAGAAGATTTAAAGAAATTTGGAGTATTACGTAACGGTATCAGTCAAATTAGACTAAGAAAAAGTTCAGATCCAGGTGATAATGATAATGATATTATAGGAAAACTATTTGAGCATCCAAATAATCCTCAAAAATTATCAGTAACTATAGACCAAACAACACTGCCAACTAATACATTACAACCAATTGACGGTGTAATAAATGGTATGGTAAACTATCCAGGAGATGGAACTGTTCCTACTCCAAATAATGTAGGAGTTAGATACTTATTAATGGATTCAATTCCAGTTAGTTCAAATTGGAATGGATTATCAACTGCTAATAAATATGATATTGTAGAATTTGACGGCAGTGGTTGGTCAATAGTATTTAATGCTAGTGCAAATCAATCAACTAAACATCATTGCCTTAACCTAACAACCCAAGATCAATTAGAGTGGAATGGTAAAGAATGGGTTAATAGCTATGAGGCTGTATACAATGCAGGATTCTGGAGAATCTATTTATAATGATAGAAGCAAGTGGCTGTATCTTTTTAAGCATAGACACAGGAAGAATTTTATTACAACTTAGAAGTAACAATGTTACTCATCCAAAAACTTGGGGGTTTTTTGGTGGCAAAAGTGAAAAAGACGAAAGACCCATTGAAACACTAAAACGAGAAGTTGAAGAAGAAATAGGCAAATGGCCTAAATCAGTAAAAACTATTCCAATAAGTAAATTTACTAGTAGCAATGGTAGATTTATATATAACAGTTTTGTTGTTACTGTTAGTAATGAGTTTATACCTAGTTTAAATGATGAAAGCGATGGGTTTGCTTGGGTTGATATAGGCAAGTGGCCTAAACCATTACATCCGGGTGCAAAGATACAGTGTAAATCAAAGGATTTTTTAAAGAAAATAAAAACTATCTACGCAAATGCATAGATAGTTTCTAAGTTAGTTTACTTTTAAGGAATTTTAATTAGTTGGCACTAATACGTTTTTTCATACTTTCTACAAACTGTTCACGTAACCACTCAAAATCATTAATTTTATTTAGAGCTTCTACATCATCTTTGTTTGCTTCTCCATATGCTTTGCCTTCGTTGGCACCTTTAATACAATAACGTCCAAAACGTTCACCATTATCAACCTCACACCATGTTTTTAACCGATCTTCGGTTTCTTTAACTGGAGCATTAGGATTAATTTGTGATGCTAGTTTTACGCACTCGCGAAATGCACTACGCCATGTTCTAAAAGGATCTCTATTGAATCTTGTTGTGTTAGAAACGTCTCTTACAGGTTGATAAAATGCTGAACCTGTGCTAAAGTCTGGAAGAACGTGTCCCATTTCCATAATTTGTTGTCTTGGAAATAACTTAACTCCACCATACCCATATTTTAAATCGTTAACTGGATTTTTTGCATACCAAACATATGTTGTATTGGCACGTTTTGCCATAGGTGGAATATAGTCAAAACAAAAATCATCATGTATGTCTGCATCTGCATCAACAATATATACCATTTCTGATTTTGCCATCTCACCTGCTTTTTTATGTGCGTTTCCAATACCTTCAATATTTTTTACGTGAATAGCATCTGGAAACCTTAATTTTAATTTTTGATAATTTGCATCTGCTTCAGCTTCATGGAAGCTAATCATAACAATATCAAAATCTGCTTCGTGATAAGAACCTATCACTTTATTTTTTACTGTTCCATGTATTACTCCGCCTGTTGGGACTAATTGAATATCTCCCCAATTTACAGGACGTCCTGTTCTTTTAATTACTTTTGGAAATTTATGTATAACATTGTGTCCTACATCACTTGGTTTATAGTGCCAAGGAAAATTAGGATTTAAAGTTGTGCCATTAACAACAACCCATACCATATCTGTTTTACCTGTATAATCTGCTACGTGTTCTATTAACAAATCTGTATCTGTTGTTTTTTGATCTACGTAAACTATTGGATATGGACTAAAGATAAACTTCTTTAATCTGTCCCACGGTGTAATAACACTTTGTCCTTTAAAACTAAGTAAATTGTTATTTTTTGAAATTTTACTAATCATAGCAATCGCCTTTTATTGTGTATTCTTTTGTTCCTATATGTGCAACTCTATCGCTTAACGCATTATCAACATGTGATACATATCCATGCGTTGATGCTTTCTTACAAAAATATATATCTTCACCCATTAAGCTAGTATAGTCATCATTCCATTCAACACTATAATGTGGTCTTGATATATTTTCATATACACATTTATTTACCAATAACAAACCACTACCTAATGCAAATACTTCTTCTACTCCGTTGCCGGTAAATACTCTCTTATCGAGATTAGTTTCACTTTTAAACGCTACTGGTCTATGTGGTTTTACTCTAGTGCTATAATTTGCTCCTACAATATCTTTTTTATGTGATAGTAATGTAAATAATGCATCAGGTGGAAATTTTATATCACTGTCAATCCAAAATAAATGTGTTGCTTTTGTATTTAAAACTTCATCAACTAATTGTTGACGTTGCATTGCTACTTCACTTCCCATAACCATATGTAGAGAAACTTTTTGACCTTGTTCTCCACACTTTTTCATAAGCATAGCTAAACTATAACTAAATGTAGATGTTACAAGGTCCCTTACTGGAACACATATTGCAACATTTGAGGTAGGGTCAGGTTTCTGTATAAACTTGGGTATGCTTACCATCTAAAAAATTAGTCAGTAAGCTCTTGGCCAAGTTCTGCTTCAATATCTTGAACTGAATCATTTAATGATTTAGCAAGTGTTGTTGCTGATTTTACACATGAAGCAAATGCATCATCACTAAGCGATGCCATATAATTCATATGCTCTGGTTGAACTTTACCAATTGTAAGAATATCAATTGCTGCCAATCGAGCTAGACGTTGTGTCCAATATTCTTCTTCAGTTGTTTCTATTCCGCCTATTAAGGCGTCAAATTCGCCGTTTTTAGCAACAAAGTCAGTAGCCACTGCTTCTAACATTGCTAAGTCTGGATGGTTTTGTGATCGAGCTTGCATTAGTTCACTTTGTAATTCTAATGCTTGTCTTTCAACTGTTGGGTGAGCACCCAACAAAAATGTTTCGATTTCAAATCGTGTTCTTAGACTCATAGTTTTCTCCTGTATTGAGTATACTTGTATATATCCGTTTAATTATACAACAAAAAGCAAACACTGTCAAGAGCTACTTGACAGTGTTTTTTAAAAATCATATAATTATGATGCGCCTGTTGAGTTAGGGTTCTGCCAACCACCAAAAGTGGCCGATAGTTTAATATTAGTTGTCACATTAGGTGAGATGAACGTTCCTAGTTGGTATAGTGATACTGTTCCACTAAGTCCAAAATAGTCACGAACTGTGCTCATGCTAATTTGATTTCCGGTTGCTGGTAATGCCATTCTTGTTACTCCTCGAGTTTATTAACGTTAACAAACAATCGTTTGTTAGTTATATTTATCGTAATTGATATATTAATTGTGTTAATGCTTAATTATCTGATACCTTTTAAGAACTCAATGTCATGTTTTAATTTGTCAATTTGTTCTTGCTGTTCTTTAATAGCTTCGATAAGAACACCTACTATATTTCCGTAGGCTACAGATTTATAACCTGTATTGATATCGTTATGCACTACCTCTGGTAATACTTTTTCTACTTCTTGTGCTATAACTCCAGTTGAGCGTTTTAGCTCACTGCTTAGTGTATCTGTTTTATCAAACATAACTCCTCGCAGATTTTTTACTTTGTTTAGTGCATCTTCGATTGTTGTTATATCACTTTTTAGTCTTTCGTCTGAGTATGCTGTAACATCACCAGATGCTGTAAAGCTACCTGTGTAGTTACCACTCATTAGAAACTCTGTTCCACTTAATGTTAATCCGTTGCCTGCTGTATATGTTGTATTAGTATCTGTATAGCTTGTTAAGTAACCAGCACTTGCATGATTGCCCCAACTAAACGCCGCATCCCAGAATCCAACTTTTGCATCAGTAATAATATTTGTGCCCATATCAATATCAAAACTATTTGCACTTAACAATCCACCTAGCTGTGGGCTTGTATCTTCTACTACGTTATTAATTGAAACTGCTTGTGCTCTTACATCTGTGTAATATAAATTTCCGGCTTCTGTAATATCGTCTGTGTCTAATGCACCTGTTCCACCTGATACTGATGAATCAACATATGCCTTGGTTGCGGCATGATTGGCACTACTTGGTGCGCCACTTAATGTAAGTGCGCCTGTCATAGTGTCGCCTGCTTTAGCAACCTTTGTTCCTATTGCTGTAGTTAGTGTTGTGCTAAGATTTGGATCATCACCTAATGCTGCTGCTAGTTCGTTTAATGTATCTAATGCCGCTGGTGCTGAATCTACAACACCTGCTACCGCTGTATCTGTATAAGATTCATATGCAGTTGTAATTGCTGTTTCACGTGTATCTGTATAAGATTCATATGCAGTTGTAATTGCTGTTTCACGTGTATCTGTATATGCTTTCGCATCTACTTCGGCCTGATCTACATATGCTTCTGTGGCATAGCTTCCCAATAAAGTGTTTACTCTTGCATCTGTGTAATATAAATTTGTTGAACCTTCAGCTAACGAATCAGTGTCTGCTATTGCTCCGCTTGATATTGAACTATCTACATATGCTTTAGTAGAAGCATGATTGGCACTAGTAGGTGCACCACTTAATGTTAATGCTCCTGTTAATGTTCCACCAGCTAATGGTAGCTTAGTGTTAATGTTACCTGTATTGAGTGTAATAGCTGTTGTGTTTGTTACAATATCGGCAGCTAATGCAGATGTTGTTGCCGCTAAGGCTGAAACAGCTCTTGCATTTGTAAAAAATAAATTAGTTGAGCCTTCGGTAATATTATCAGTGTTTATTGAGCTTTCTGCTGCATCTTCTATTGTTACATTTTTTAATGTAATTGTAGAACCGTCATGGACTAATACATCTGTTCCATTAATTTGCAATACATCTAAATCACTATTTGTTACAATAGCCGCTGTAGCATCTGCGTCATGTATTACTGTGTTGTTACCAATTTTAAAAGCCACGTTTAGTCTCCATCCTATATTATGTATTTATGCTTGTTATGGAATAAGCTGATATGTAGAAGGAATAAGTTGAACCCAATTTGTTCCATCATATCCTTCAAACATTTTGGTTGTTGAATTAAAAAACATCATGCCTTCTACTGGAGAAGCTGGTCGTTGATGAGCTGCTCCTTTTGGAAGAGTGAATGAATCAGTAGCTGTTAACTCATCTACTATTCCTTCATGCACAACCAATTGAGAATCATTGTTACCTGTTCCTACTGTTAAAACTGGATTATTTGCTAGTCTGTCAGAAATGTCACCAAATAAGGTTCCTGTTAGTGCAATGTTTTGTCCTTGCACTGTGTAGTAGCCTGTTGTATCAATTATTGTTGCTCCACTACTGCCTGGTGCTTTTAGTTTTTCAACATGTGCGTTGTGTATCGTTAACGTATCTGATGCTGGACCAGTGGTAATAATTGGCGTATTTTGAGTAGGTGAAATTACATCGCCATATAAATCACCAGCTACATTACCTGTTAATGTGTATTGCGGCTGAGAAGCGTTTAATACAGTTGAGCCAGTATTTGGATTTATAACGTTGCCCGTAACATTACCTGTAACATTAGCGTTTAGTGTTCCACCTATAGTGACATTACCACTTAGTGTAGATGCTATACGACCATCTGCATATGCAACTACTTCACTTTGAAAGTTTACAAAACCAAATTTACTTGTGCTACTGTCGTATAAAAGAAAATCTCCATTTGCTATAGTATCACTAGTATGTCCAACATCTGATAAGCCAATTAAGGATTGTGAATTTTGTGATGCAGTAATGCGTGTGTTAATTTCACTTTCAAGGTTTACATAACTCCATGATGAACCATCATATAAGATCATGTCTCCTGTTGAAGCTGATCCATTATCAACATCAGTTAATTCAGCTAATGTAGAAGTAAGTCCACCGCCAACAATTGTATCAACTGTAAGTGTTCCTAATTGTAAATTACCTTTTGTAACTTCGCCTGCATTTATACTATTAAGTGATTGTGGTGTTAAGTCAACTGAATCAATTAACCAAAACGTATTTGTTTCATGGTCTCTTACAAGACCAGCATAACTTATAGGACCTATTTTGCCTAACCAACCTACATCTGTAGGCAGGCTACTATCTTTGTTTAATATAAGTAGTGGGTCAGAAAACCCAACGTCATTACTTATAAGATTTGTTGATTGTATGCCTCTAAATGCCATTGAAACTCTCTCTATGTTATGTTAGTATTTATCAATAAAGAAAGTTTAGTCAAAAAAAAGCAGTGCCTAAGCACTGCTTTTAATTTTAAGTAATTTAATTACTTTTTAAGTTCTTTAACTTCTGCTGATAGTTCTTTAACCGCTTCAATTAATAGACCTGTAATGTTACCATAAGCAACATGATGTAAACCGTTCTCATCAGTTTTTACTGCTTCAGGTAATACTGCGTGTAATTCCTGAGCAACAACACCTGTTGATACTGAACCGTCTTCTAGTCTTTCAAAAGTAACACCGCGAACTGCTTCAACTCTGTTTAAAGCGTTGTCAATTGTTTGGATGTTAGTTTTTAAACTCTCATCTGAGTAAGCTGTAATATCACCAGTTTCTGTAAAGCCACCTGTGAATGAACCTGACATTGCAATATCGTCTGCATTAACAGTAATACCGTTACCTGCAATTGCATTTAATGTAACACTTGAGTTTCCAGTTTGGTTAGCAGTGAATGATCCACCACCTGTCATACCAGCACCTGCTGTTACTGTCATTGTTCCATTACCAATTGTTAATCCACTAATAGCTGCTGAAAGTTCAGCATCTGTTGCCATTGCGTCTTGGATTTCTTTTAGCGTATCAAATGATGCGCCTGCACCATTAGTTACTGCATCAATTGCCGCTTGTTGTGCCGCGTTAGCCTTGTTAGTAGCATCTGAACTTGCTGTGGCTTCAGCCGCTGCCTGAGCCGCATTTGCTTTAGTAGTTGCATCTGTTGCCGCCGCACTAATTGCCGCTGCCTGGGCCGCATTTGCTTTAGTAGTTGCATCTGTTGCCGCTGCCGTTACTGCACCACTTGAAGTGGCAGAATCTGCATACGATTGAGCTGATGACAATGCCGCGTCTGCTTTAGTAGTTGCATCTGTTGCCGCTGCTGCCTGGGCCGCATTTGCTTTAGTAGTTGCGTCAGCTGCCGCAGTTGAAATTGCATCTGCCTCTGCCGCGTCTGCTTTAGTAGTTGCGTCTGCTGATGCTGTAGCTTCAGCTGCCGCCTGTGCCGCATTTGCTTTAGTAGTTGCATCTGCTGCCGCTGTGCTGATTGCATCTGCTTCGGCTGTATCTGCATATGATTCATATCCAGATGTAATTGCTACTTCACGTGTATTAGTGTGTGCAATTGCATTTGCCTCTGCCGCATTTGCTTTAGTAGTTGCATCACTTGCCGCTGCTGTTTGAGCCGCGTCTGCTTTAGTAGTTGCGTCTGTTGATGCGGCTGAAGCCACACTAGCGTCTGCACTATCAACATAAGTAGTTGCTGCTTTAGTTGCCAAACTTGTAGTCATTGTTGCCGCAAAGTTTGAGTCATCACCTAATGCGTTAGCAAGTTCGTTTAGTGTGTCAAGGGCACCTGGGGCGCCATTTACTAAACCATCAATTTCATCATCAACATATTTCTTAGTTGCTGCATCTTGATCTGCTGTAGGATCACCAACGTTAATCATTTTATTGCTGTCCATATCAATCTTGTCGCCAAATCCAACTGCTGTTCCATCTGCATCAGTAATTTTCTTACCTGATCCCATTTGTAACGTTTGTTGAACTGAAATTGGTTGATCTGAAGCAAATGCAATAACACCTGATCCTGTAGTTCTTGTTAATAGACCTTGGTTGTTGTCCGCCGATACGACGATCGTTCCAGAGTCTGAGTGAAGGACTTTTTGTCCATCAACATATAATGAGCCTTGTGATAAGAACAAGTCTCGCCATTTCTTCGTAGTTGAACCTAAGTCGTAACCTGTAGTTCCGTCAGAGTCAACAGTAGGAAGAATGTGGCCGGTCATTTCCAAATTAGCCGAGATTGAAGAATCATCGCTAGTTTGAAAGCCGCCGTCTATAATAAATTTTCTTTGTGCCATATTTTAGTTTTCCTTTTTCGCGAAAAAAGTAGCTACATTGAGTAGCAATGTATTTACCGTTATTTTTAACATATTAACTGCTTTTATATTCGCCATAAAATTAGTTTCCGTTAATATCGAGTGCAGCCTCTGGCTGCACTCTGTTAGTTTTATCATTACACATCAATGTAAGTTGAAATAACTTTCACTGTTGCTGTTCCTGAGTTAGTTGTATAGGTTAACTCTACGTTTGCTCCGTTCATGTTAACACTTGCATCACCTACTAAGTTAGAACCTGTGTATACCATCGCATATTCTGTGATGTATGCTGTAGTTCCATCGTGTGTTACTAGTGCTTCACGTGTTTCGTAGTTTCCGTTTCCATCATCTGCTTGTATGATATACTTAGCAGAACGATATGTTGCTTTAGCAAAGGTATCGATTACATCTCCACCTGTTGTTGTTGAAACATTTGAACCTTGCACGTATGCCTTAATATCAGCTGATAATTTATCAGATGTTACCTGGCCTGCTGTTAATGTTGGTGATAGTCCTACTTGAGGAGCAATAACAACTGCTTGTGTGCCTACCGGCATTGCAGATGTCATTGTAATCACTTGGTTAGAAACAGTATAGTGTGTGACTGGATCCTGGATAACACCGCCAACAAATACCATTGCATCAGCTTGATTAATATCTTGCGTTAATGCAAATTGTGTTGCTGTTCCGTCACCTGCAATAGTTTGACGGAAGTTGTTAGTGAATATCAATGAAGGATCTTTAAGTTCCATACCATCAGCATTTGAGTTAACTGTTAAAACATATCCATCTTTGTTAGTGTATGCTGTGTCGCTTACATCTGTTAAATCTAGGACTGTTCCATCAGTATCAATACTAATAACACCTGTGCTATTGTTATAGCTTACTTTACCATCGCCTGCTGTATCTGTTACAGATATAGCTGCTCTTGATCTAGTATCAGTGTAATATAGGTTTGAACCTTCAGCTAAATCACCAGTGTCATAAACACTAATGTCTTGTGCTGAAATCGCCGCATCTAACTGACCTTTGTTAATTGCATCAGTGTTAGCTGTGCCGTTAGCAAGTCCAGTTACTTTGTTACTACCCATTGCAATATCACCTGACATAGTTCCACCAGCTAGTGCTAGTTTAAGGTCAATGTTTGCTTGTAATGTAGTATCTGCTGCCTTATAAGCTGTATCTAATGCTGTATCTGCCGCTGCACGATCAACTAGCTCTTGAGCTAAACCTGCCGTGTTAGTTGCAATATCAGTTGCGTTAGAATTTACTAGTCCAGTCAATGTGCTATCTGCACTTTGGAAAGCAGTTACGATTTCACTAAGTGAATCTAATGCTGCTGGATCAGTATTGCTTATAATGTTAGCAATCGCTGTTGCGTTTACTTGTTCTGCCGCTTGTGCTCTAGAAGACTCTGTTGCAATTGAGTTAGCGTTAGTTACAACGTCTGCTGCAATGGCATTTTCTGCCGTTGTAGCTCTTGTTGTTTCTGCCGCAATTGCTGTAGCATTTGCTGCCTCTGCCGCACGTGCTGTAGTTGCCTCTGCCGCTACCGCTGTAGTTCTGTCAGTAATCTCGCCTGCAATTGCGTCTGCGTTTGCTTTAGCTTGTGCATCAAGTAATAAGTCAACTGCTTTTAAGTTAGAACCAGCGTCAATATAGTTAGAACCACTGTGTGCAGTATATGTTCCGTTTAATTCTAAACCTGAACCTGCCTGTGTTGCAGTAATTTCTAACAAGTTAGCCGCTGCCGCTGCCGCATTTGCCTGCTCAGCCGCTCTGGCTGTAGTTGCTTCAGCTGCCAAACCGTTTGTAAGAACTAATTCTGCCGCTTCTGCTCTAGTCTTTTCAGTTAGAACTTCTGCATCAGTATAAGTTGCCGCTGCCGTAATAGCATCTGCTTCTGCCGTATCTGCATACGCCTGTAAAGCTGTTGTTTGAGCCGCATCAGCTGCCTGGAAAGCACTTGTTACAACTACGTCTGCCGCGATATAAGCCGCTGTTACAACACCGTC